GGTTGCCAAGGCGATGGCTCAATGGCGAGGGCTGGAATCCAGGGTCGGTCAACTGACCTCGGAAATCACCGAAAAGGAAACCGCGATCCGTCTGCAAAAGGACCAGGCCGCCGAGGCCACCTTGCAGGAAGCGGACAAGATTCTTTCTCGGGAGGTGCAGGGCTACGGCCCGGCGCTTGTGCAGCAGGTGGCGCAAGTCGCGGTCGCGTACGGCATCACGCCGGACGAGATCAAGGCCTCGTTCATCAGCGACGACGGCGAGCCCGACATTCGGACCTTCAAGGTCTTGTCGGAACTGGCCCAGCTTCGCGCCAAGGTCGCCGAGTACGAGTCCAAACAGATCAAGACGGATCAGGTTCGCAAGATCGCCAAGGTCCAGCCCGCGCCCACTGTATCCCCGAAAGGTGGGCAGTACCGCGCCGGATTGGACGACAGCCTTCCCGCTGACGAATGGATTCGTCGTCGCAACGCTCAGGTGGCGAAAGCCCGAGGGCGTTAACCGCAACAGCAGCGTCGGATGACGCCGCCCCTCCCAGTGCCGCTACGGCGGCCAGAAGGATCTTGTCATGGCTAACACCATTCTCACACCCACGGCGGTGACGCGTGAAGCGTTGCGCGTCCTGCATCAGAAGCTGAACTTCGTCGGCAGCATCAACCGCCAGTACGACGACAGCTTCGCCAAGTCCGGCGCGAAGATCGGCGACAGCCTCAAGATTCGCCTGCCGAACCAGTACACCGTCCGCACCGGCGCCGTGATCCAGACGCAGGACACCGCCGAGACCAGCGTGACGCTTCAGGTCGCGACCCAAAAGGGCGTGGACGTGAACTTCTCGTCTGCCGAACTGACCCTGAGCCTGGACGACTTCTCGTCCCGGATCATTGAGCCGGCGATGGCGGTCCTTGCGGCCAACATCGAGTACGACGCAATGGCGATGTACAAGGATGTGTATCAGGCCGTGTGGAACTCAGGTTCCGCGCTCACCCTGGCCCACGTTCTCGACGGGCGCAAAATCCTTCAGGACTCGCTGACCCCGCTCGACAACCGCAGCGCCAACCTTGACGGCCAGCAGATGGTCAATCTGGTGACCGACTCCAAGTCGCTGTTCAACGACCAGCGTGAGATCAGCAAGCAGTACCGCGAGGGCTACGTTGGCCGCGCGCTGGGCTTTGACTTCTCGGAGAACAGCATGTGGCCTGGCCACACGCGCGGCTCGGCCAATGGTTCGTACGTCGTCAACACCTCCACCGGCATCACCTCGGGCTCGGCGACCATCGCCGTGACCGCCGGTACCGGCACCTGGGCTGTGGGCGACGTGTTCACCATTGCCGACGTGATCAAGGTGCATCCCGAGACCAAGGCGTCAACGGGCATCCCGCAGCAGTTCGTCATCACGGCGGCTTCGGCGGGCGGCAACGGCAACATTACGGTGTCCCCGGCTCCGGTGACCTCGGGCGCGACGCAGAACGTCACGCTTGTGTCGCCCGGCGCTTCCAAGGCCATCACTGTCGCCGGCACGGCCTCGGGCTCGGACAACACGGGCCTGCTGTACCACAAGGACGCCTTCACCTTTGCGACCGCTGACCTGATCATGCCCAAGGGCGTGGACATGGCGGCCCGCGAGGTCATGGACGGCATTTCGATGCGTCTGGTTCGCCAGTACGACATCAATAATGACGCCATGCCGTGCCGTCTGGATGTCCTCTACGGCTACAAGACGCTTCGCGCTCAGCTCGCGGCCCGTCTCCACAACAACTAGCCGATCTCCGGCGACTAGGGCGGGGCTTCGGTCCCGCCCGCTTTTCATTCAGAAAGGACAGTCTCATGGCTGTGAACTATGTGGGCGACAACGGCCCGGACGGCGTTGGTCTCGGCACCGGGATCAGCGAGAAGATTGCCTTCTACGGCACCACGGCAATCTCGCAGCGCGCGGGCGCGGCTCAGGCCACCTCGCTCGTTGGCACCGCCTCCTCGGCGGACGTGACGACCGACCTGAAGGCCGCCATCATCGAAATCCAGAACACCCTGATTGCTCTGGGTCTCTTCAAGGGTGGCGCCTAAGTGCCGACCGTTCTTCACGTTGGTTGCGGGCGTGACCCGTTGCCTTCGTGGCTGACGGACTATGACGAGGTGCGGTTCGACATCGACCCCGGTGTCGGGCCGCATATCGTCGCCTCGATGCTTGATATGGGCGACATAGGCGGCTTTGATATCCTCTACACCAGCCACGCGCTTGAACACGTCTACCCGCACGAAGTGCCGGTGGCGTTGGGCGAGTTTCACCGAGTGCTAAAGCCCGGCGGGATCGTGGCCATCATGGTCCCCAACCTCGACGGCGTGAAGCCTGACGAAGAGGTTCTGTACGAGTCCCCGGCGGGTCCGGTGTGCGGGCTCGATATGTTTTACGGCATGTCCCGGCTGATTAAAGACGCGCCCTACATGGCGCACCATTCGGGCTTTGTGCCGGCCACGCTCGCCAAGGCCATGACGGCGGCAGGCTTTGAGGATGTGTCAGCCCAGGCGTTGGAACACTGGACGCTGTTCGGATCGGGCCGAAAGCCTTGAAGGTCGCGCTCTGTTGCCCGACCATCACCCGGCCATATCAGGCGTTTCTGGACGCGGTAGAGGCCGAGGTCCCGCACCTCGACGCGGCGGGTTACGAACACGGAATGACCTTTGAGGTCGGGTCGGCCTACATCTCGCACTCGCGGGCTAGGTTGCTACGCAAGGCGATGACTTGGGACGCCGATGTGGTCATGTTCCTTGACCACGACATGTCGTGGAAGCCCGGCGAACTGACCCGCCTGCTAGGTTACAAGGACGACGTGATCTGCGGCACCTATCGGTTCAAGCAGGAACCGGAAGAGTACATGGGAACCTGGCGCACGGATGACGCCGGTGTTCCCAAGACCCGAGAAGACGGCTGCATCCACGCAAATTGGGTTCCGGCGGGGTTCCTCAAGATCACCTCGTTTGTGGTTCATAAGCTCATGGGGCTGCATCCCGAACTGGTGTTTGGCCCGCGCTATAACCCGAGTTTCGACCTGTTCAATCACGGCGCCCACGAGGGCGTCTGGTACGGCGAGGATTACGCCTTTTCGCGGCGCTGGAACGCAGCCGGGGGCGACATCTGGATCGTGCCTGACCTTGAGATCACCCATCACGGCCCGGACGGCACGGCCTACCCCGGCAATTTTCACGAATGGCTTCTTCGCAGGCCAGGCGGAAGCAAACACGAGGACACCTCGGCATGACCTACCTGTTCTCACCTCGCGCGGGCGGCAAGACGCGCACCGCCGCGACCAACTCGGCATCAACCGCCGCGCAATTCCCGACGCGCCCGAACGGCTCGTTTCAAATCCGCGTGTGCAACGACGGCACGACCTGGGGCTACATCGCCTGGAGTTCGTCTAGCTCCGTTGCGGCCACGACCTCGGACGAGCCCTTGCCCCCTGGCCAGTGTGTCGGCTTCACGGTGATGAACGAGGGCAATAACTCGCCGCTCTATTACTCGGTGATCATGGCGTCCAGCACGGCCAACATCACCGTGTCGGTCGGTAGTGGCATCTAGTGGCCATCACCACTTACGCCGAGCTTCAAACGGCGCTGGCGAATTGGCTTGATCGTAGCGATTTGACCGCGCGCATCCCTGAGTTCATCTCGCTCGCCGAAGCGCAGATGAACCGGATGCTGCGCGACCGCAATCAGCAGTCGGTCTCTAACGCCTCGGTCTCGACGGAGTACTTTAGCCTCCCGTCTGACTTTGCCGAGGCGATTGACCTGACTGTCGTGTTGAACGGGGTGTCGCAATCCTTATCGCTGACCGACACCGCAACGATTGCAGCGCAGAAGGTTCCCACCTCGTTCACCTCATGGCCGCGCTATTACGCGATTGTCGGCACGCAGGCGCAACTCTACCCGGCGCCCGACACGACCTACAACGCCACCCTGACCTACATCACCCGCGTGCCGGCGCTCTCCGATAGCAACACGTCCAATTGGGTGCTTGTCGGGGCTCCTGACGCCTACCTCTACGGCTCGCAGGCCCAGGCGGCGGTGTATCTCCGCGACCCCGAGATGCTGGCGGCGGCGGGCGGCATGTTCCGCGAGGCGATGGCCGAACTGATGCGCGACCGCGCGCAGGTGTTCGGGGCGCTTCGGACGGACGTCTACACCCGCCTCGGCGGGATGCGTTACAACATCAACGCGGATTGGTAGCGCATGGCCACCTACACCAAGTTCGATCAGTTTGTGGCCGACTGTGCAAACGGCGTCCATAACCTTGGGTCGGACACGCTCAAGATCATGCTCACCAACGCCGCCCCGCTGGTGACGAACACCGTCAAGGCGAACCTCACCGAGATTGCCGGCGGAAACGGCTACACGGCGGGCGGCGCCACGGTGACCGTCACGTCATCCTCGCAGTCGAGCGGCGTCTATTCGCTGGTCGGCAATGATGTGGTCATCACGGCGTCCGGTGGGTCGGTCGGCCCGCTTAGGTACGCGGTGCTTTACAACGACACCCCGACCAGCCCTGCCGATCCGCTGATTGCGTTCTGGGACTACGGCTCAAGCGTGACCCTGGCATCGGGCGAGACGCTGACGGTGGACTTCGGCGCCAACATCCTGACGGTGACCTGATGCCGACCGGGACGGCTACGCTCGACTTTGGAGCGTTCCCCGGAAGCAACGAAGCGTCGGTCGCGTTTTCGGACGCCACGATTGGCGCGGGGGCCAAGGTCGAAGCCTTCATCATGGGCGATGACACGACCACGGATCACACGGCCTCGGATCATCGCTACGCCGGGCAGTTCTTCTCACTGACTGCGGCGCCCGACGCGGGTGTCGGCGGGACGATCTACGCGCGCTCGATTCACAAGATGCAGGGGACGTTCGCCGTCCGCTGGGTCTGGGCAGACTAGGGACACATCATGGCGCTTGACACCAATCTC